AAGATGTTCGTTGTTTTGATGGAGAAACTTTTCAATTTGAAATACTACAGATCTATCAGACATTACTGTCTTAAAATCTTTGGTACTGTCACAAAACTTAAACAAGTTACCTAACGTATCTAAACTAAGGGGAGCGTTAAGTTTACTAGTTAAATTTGGATTATTATTTTTAGTAAAAGATCTTTTTAAAAACGATGCATGCTCAGGAAGAACAAAATCGTGATTAATAGGATTTTTACGACCATCAGTTATTTCCATCCCTAATCTTTCTACAAAACTTTTAACGGTTCTGAGATTAAAATAGGGAGCTAAGTCCGTAGGAACTCCAGAAATACGATCATCACCTAAAAAGTATTCAACTATTCTGTTGAACTGAAGCAGTCTCTCTTCATTAGCTTTTCGGTGAAATTCGCCACCATATTTTTCATTAGTAAATTTATAATTCTCGTAGAAAACGCACGCAGAAATTAATTTATTTATTAACGAATTTAATACAGCAGTTAACCAGCAGCCAGACTGAAGGCCGTGGGTGATCAAATATAAATGATCTTCAACAAGAATAAACATACGTACTAACGAGTCGCAAAGTGCTTTTAACACCTTACGCTCAAAAGCAGAACCGCAAAAGTACTTTCTAACAGAATCTAAAACACTGTCAAGAAAAGCACCTATTAAAGAGCGATCCCACCTTCCGAAGTCAGCATCCATGATTTTCTTATTGTCTGAAGTTAAGTTGTTGTAAACCTTAGTCCATTCTTTATAGGGGTTCAATCCTATAGCTATGCCGTTGACGTGGCGATTCCTTTTAATATGACTCATAAAAGCACCGAAGTACTTTTTGAACAAAATGGTCATATGTAAAGGCATTATAGCAAATGTCCTGGGTTTTTTGCCGTTGGGTCGAGGTTCATCCTTTAGAGCGTGATAAGCTAACATTTCTGTCAACTCAATATCTCCTGAAACTAGCCTCTTTTCCAGATCATTTAGATAAGCGAGATAATCACTATCTAAAGTTCCATTTTCGAAGTCAATGTAAACAGTTTTATCCGCGCCATATCCATATCCATTTACGCTATCTTTATTCAGAGGGGCCAAGTCCGCGTTTCCACGAACAACCTCTTC